TCGTTGTCCGTAGTCCATTGCTCAATACCATACTGCGTTCCAGAATAGATGTAGTTGATACCGTTTGTTGCACTCATGATCATGCCGCGACTGACGTCTTGGGCATTCAAGAATGAACCTCTGTATCCACCTATCTTTCTTGGGCGGCCATACTGAAACCGCACCCATCTGCCGTCTATGTAGCTTGGCGCGGCGAGCTTAGTACCATCACGTTGAATACCCGCGCCAACGGTCAAAGAGACAACTTTGGCTGTCATTAGATTGACCCGCCCAAAATCCCAACAGGAACTAACAAGCCTGTTTCTGTAAACGTCGCAGCATTTGATCCATTCAATGAAATACCCACTGTATTACTCGTAGGCTCATAGATACCCGTATTCGTATTACCGTTGAAATTTAATGATGGGTTCGGTGCGGAGCCTTGTCCAATCGTTATAGAGCTGAACGTGCTAGAAGTTGATGTCTGCGCGTTGTACAAGTTTGTGCCATCACAGATAAGGATAATGGTCTGTGACTGCCCTAATGTGATTGTAGCGCCTCCTGACACCCCTGTAGTGAACGTCAGGGTAAAGGAACCTGTCGTGTTATTACTGATCGCATAGAACTGCACCACAGGTGGCAAAACGACTTCTACATTGCCTGTCAGCGTTCCTTGATACTGCTGAATAAGGTTCGCGGCCTGGGAAGCGGTCAGCGTATACGTGCCGCTTGTGACGTTTAAGACGAGCTCTGTAAATACAAACAGATTTGACTGACCGTATCCATATGAGATCCATAAAGACAGGTTTGAAACTAAAGTAAACGACTCTGACGGTTGCAACTGGAAATAGGCATCACCATCAATTGAGTCTGTTCCAACAGCATTCACATTAAGTGTGCCTGTACCGTCATTCTTAATCGTGACAAACCAGCCTAAGCCCACAGCAGAGGCTGACGGTAGGGTGATCGTTCCAGCACCCCCAATCCATACCACTGTCTGGGACTGTGCTGATGGTAAAATCGTATAGTTTGAATTGACAGTAAAAGGCGGCATGACAGTATTTAACGTTGTGCCTGTAGCCTTTAAACCATATCCAGCCAGAGCTGCAGCGTTCGCGGCTGATGTACCTGCGCCAAATTGCAGGCTCTGCCACATTCCATTAATTGTTGTGTTATCAACAACATAGACATACTGAGCGGTAGATGCGACTACAACAACAATCGTGTTTCCACCAATATCCACTACAGTAAAGTCGTGCGCGCCGACGTTCCGAATCAGCGTGGACTGACCTACAGATACCTGAGTGGCAGGCGGCATGTAAAGCTCTAGTCCATCTGTGCTCGCCGTGACATCTAATATGTTCGCAACAACATTCGTTGTGTTGCCGTTGATTGGCCACTCAAGATACGTGTTGGCTGTAATTGATAACGACTCGTAGCCCACTTGAGATGGGCTGATCGTCTGTCCTGTATAGGGGCTTACGTATGAAGTCATGATTAGGAGTCCACGGCAATGGCTTGGCGATCACCCACGCGCGATACATCCTCAGTCTTGAGGGCTTGCAGAGATTGATCGTACTTTTGTTGAAAGATTTGACGCTGATCGTTCTTTAAGAACGGCATCGCCTGTAGGAGCGTACCAAACAGCATGGCATTCGGCGCATTCTGTGTCAGCCAGTTTGTCTGGTTCTCTGAGCTCAGAGGCGCTATACGCTCGTAATAAAGGACTTCAAAGTTATACGAGTGATCAGGGGTAGGAGCCAGATACCAATGCTCCCAATCAGTGTCTGCGTAGTATAGTGGAACTGCAGTCTGTGTACTGTTAGGCCAGTAATTTTGCAGGTATTCATACTTCCGCAAGAGCACAGGCTGCTTCGCGCCGTTCACTGTGATGTTGATGGAGACTGTCTTGCGCCATCTTGCCGGCTTGGCAATCACAGGATTACCCACATTCATTTGGGATTCAACGACTTGGAGCTGCCCCAGAGTCTTGATTTGCTCCGCGATCTCAAACTCTGCCAAGGTGATGAAAGTCGGGATTGCGTTAATCACAGCCTGATCACTGCGCTCCAAATACTGGAGAACATAATAGGTCAGTGAATCATAAGTCATCACCCATGATGGAGTAAGCATTGTATTCCCTTTACATTTTTGGGAATTTTCCCATCAAGACGTTAGAACAGCAAACGCTTCTTGTGTATGTTTAATACGTTGTTCTAAACCAAACGTCCCACCATTAATGATCTTTGTGAGCTTGCCCCAGTCCTGGTTGTCAGCCACCTCATTACACTTGTGAGTTGACCAGAACCAGCCTGCAGTTAAAGCAGCATACTTTGGCGTGGCAACAAACTCTGGCTTCATCCAAAAGTCTACGCCTAACGCTTTACCCGCATGATGATAGTTGTCTGATCCAGTGATTTGTAAACAGCCGCGCCCACGGAAACGATATCCATCACCTGACGCTTCATCGCGGTTTCCCATACGTGACGCGTACACCTTGTTCGCAATCTTTTGTGGGTTACCCGCGTATTGATTGGCAACCTCTAAAGTTGGAAAGCGCTTAGGCCATAGCTTCATCAGAGTTGCGGCGCGATAATTCAGATTCTCTTCTAAGACTTTAAAGTTCGCGCACTCATGCCCACACTGACCAATAAACGCAGATTGCTGATGTGGCGTCAGAATACTGAACCGCGCAAACGTCTCATTCAGTGCTTCAACCCAGTCCTGTCCTATCTTAAGTCGCGCGAGATGATCATGAGTAACCATAGTCTGTTCCTTATTCTGTCTTAGCAGATTCGCGCTCTTGAGCTATCTCTTCACGCTCTGGATGCAAATGATCAGGTGGTGTAGTCGGAGGAGGACCAGGCGTCCATGATTCATCTAAAGGGGGGTTTACAAATACAGGTAACGCTCCGAATGCTCCTGTAGGGGGCGTAGGCGCGTTTTGGGGCGTTGCGGCTGCTTGGGCATGTCGTTGTATAGCATCGACCCCTTTCGTGCCCATAATGCCCCCTATACCGCCTACAATCAGGAGCACAATATCGTTCAGCATTTTGACAAAAGCCTGATCTATGGGCGCCATCGTCTTGATAGGCTGAACCACAAAGATTACTGAATACAGCATCGCAATCGTAATGCCCGCAAAAATTACGATGACTGAAAGGACTACAACCGCCCAGACCCGGACTGTGATCTCTTCAGTTGTTAGGCGGCTTGGGTTGCTCAACTTGTTTCTCCAAAATAGGGGCAACTAAATACTCCGGGCAAGTTTGAGTAAATTGGCATGCCGGCTTTTGGCACTGTGCATCATAGAAATGCTGTGGATCCTGGCAGATGTATCTGTACCTATCGTTGCAGCTCACAAGCAATAAAGCTAGTAACGCAACCCACCACTTCATTTTTTGTTCCAAAGCTCGAAAAGAGTTTTGACCTTCTCTTCAATCACTCCCAGTCTGACATCCATCTTGGCCAAAACAATCACTAAGGTGATGAAAGCAATCACCATCGGCCACATCTTTGCAACGAGTTCTAAGGTATCCATTGTCTATAGTCCAAAGACTTTCTTAAAGATTGTAGCCGCAGCACCAGGGCCAAGTAGATTTACAACAATGACCGCATACAACAAAAGCTCAATACGGCTCATGCGCTTCTCGCCGCGATCAAATGACTTTTTGATCCCATCATAGCGTTCAGCACAAACCGCCTCGTGGACAGATAAACGTGTTTCCACAGAACTCTCCGACATTTAGCTCGGCTGTTCGTCGGTTTCAGGCGCCTGCAAAGTAATCGTCAAACCTTGAGATGCCAATTCATTTTGGATGCCAGACATAATCGCTGCCGCTTCAACCCAAGGACGTGCGCCCATGTATTGAATGATGGCATTTGTAAGTTCTTTTGAAATGGTAAAAGTGTCCATTTATCTCTCTCTAGATTGACCACTTCTCTTCAGGAAGAGTCGGAAAGGTTGCATCAAAAGTGGGCTTGACCGCAATCGTGCGTAAGGCATTACGATACGTCAAAAAGTCTGCGGCATTTGTAAGATGTACGGAATTGGCTGTATTAGTGACACTCGGCACTTCAACCCAATCCGACTGTGCTAATAGTTGTTCTGCGCGTGATTTGTTGGACGCAGCCAATCCTATATTGACCGCATCCTTTTGCTCTTGGGTCATGTCTGTCACCGTCCATGCGGTATACCATTGACCATCAGTTTCAACAGGAGCTGTAGCAGAAACAATTTGATAAACCGTTGCCGTTGGCGTAGCGCTGTCTAACACTACATCAGCATTCAACTGATTTAATATTTCAGTTGTCGTTTGCTGCCAAGAAGGACCGCCTTGGGATGCAATGTATTGCCTAAAGGCTTCTTCATACATCACTTCTCCGTTTGAACGTAATCTGATTTGCATGATTTTTCCTTTATGCTATTGCTAAGAAGATATAATTGCCACCAGATGCGTTAATTCCTGCGGCTGTGCTAACAATTTGGAATCCACCGGTTGTGGTGTAAATACTGTTGGCGTTAACTTCAGCGGCTGTGCTGTTAAGCAACAATGATGGATCAGTTCCTGAAACCATGCCACGGGCTGTGTCCCAAACATACCAATCACCTGTGCTGTTAGTTCTTTTAATCATCACAAAACGAGCACCACCTGTAAAGCCGCAAGCAATGGTTTGTGTTGCACCCGTACCTGTGTAGCTACCTACTTTGGAAACACCAGCGCAGGTTGCGAATAGGTAAGCAACAAAAGTGGCACCTGAGGCATTACAGTCCGTGTTAGTTCCTATGCTAAATACTGTTGAAGTTGGAGAAGTTGAATTCCATGCTGTTGAATCAGCCGAGCTTGCGAGTGTTAAATTCAAATATAGCTTATTTGTATAGCCTACCGTAGCTGCACCAACAAGCCATCCTGTTGTAGATGCTGTGCTACGTTTTTTAACAATAATCAATTCAGGTGAAACTGTTAAATTATGATTTATTGTTGTTGCACTTCCAGTACCCGTATAACACACCTCATCAAAGAATTTAGGCGCACGAGTATATTGCCACGCAACATAATTGTAGGGGTATTGATTAATTGGCAATGAATTTGCAGGCCCCAAAGAAAAACCATTTTGATTTATTGAAGAAATATCAAAACCAGCCGCAGAAGTTGCTTCGGCAGTAGCATTTGGAGTAGCTAAAGACTGTGTTGCACTACGCAATCTATCAATAGTAAATGAACCAGTAGAAAAATCTCTTCCTGCCGGAATAACTAAATCAGTTGGGTATGCTTGTCCGCTAATATTTTGATTTGAATCATTACCTACATACAAAACAGGTTTAAACACCTTAGTCGCATCTGTAGGCACAGCCATCGGGCCTCTGCGTATGGCTATGTAGATGTAGGTGTCATTAGCGCCGGGAACATTTATCGTAAACCCAGTTGCGCTTGGGTTTGATGTGTTGTTTTGGCTTTCTGCACCGGATGAGTTTGCCCGCAAGCGAAAAGCGGCATCGGTGTAATTCCAGCCACGCATGGTGTCGTAGATACCCCAGCCCACTGTGTCATTTGATGTGGCATCTTTCCACATAATCCATTGCGGCTCATACCCAAGATTCACCGTAGCATTTCCACTGCCATCAGTAGTAAAACTCCCACACGAAATCACATTGTCCGTACCAGTAAGGCCAAAGCCTCCTGCGTTAGAGGCAAAGAGGTAGGCAATATAGGTTTTACCAGAATCATTAGTATTGTTTCCAGATGAACCAACCGTAAAATTTGTTGAAGTTGGAGCTGTATTACTCCAATAATTGCCGTTAGTAGAAGCACTAGTAGAAGATAAAAATGTAGCTGCTCCTGAGCCTGTTCCTACATGATAAACAACCCATTGATTGCTTGCAGATGTACATTTGACCAATATACAACCCGGTGTTGAACCAAGATTATGATTGATTACTTGCGATGTACCATTACCTGTATAAGTAACAATATCAAAGAATTTAGGCTGTTTAAGGAATGACCATGATACAAAAGCATCACTTGATACGTTTACTTCATTTCCAGACGTACTTCCTGAACCTAAAGTAAAACCTGTTGTATTAAAAGAAGTTAAAGAATTTGCATCAGTTGTGGCAATAGATGAAGTATTTGAATGATATAACTTTGTAGCACCAGTTACAGTATCAAAAATATTATGGTTATATGCGTTTGTTCTATCTTTAATCCAAACCATGCCCCCACTAGTGGATAACGGAATATTATTAGTAATAGTTTGAGCCGCACCTGTCCCAGTATACAAATACGTACTGAACACATTCTCTACATCCACCTCA